ACCACACAGGAGAAGGGATAGATGAGTGAAATTAAAAAACTTACCAAACATGAGCATAACTGGGCAGTTTTTAAAGACGGTGTTCAAGTAGATGCTCTGGTAACAATCGATAAAGTATGGCGATTATGGAAAGACAATATCAATTACGCGCCAGAAGAAAGAAAAGTAATTAACGATAAGCTGGAAGAGCTTAACGGGCTTTAACCCCAACCAACAGAGAGAAAGAGAGATGAGTATTAAGACAGTTATAAATTGCGATGGAGCAGGATGTTATACAGAGTATGAGTATGACGGTAGTGATTATATTACCGATATTACACAAAAAGGTTGGATTCATATTCCAAGCGAAGAAACCGATTATTGCCCTAGGTGTAAACCTGTAGTTATTAAAGAGCTTAAAGAAGAAAACGAGGGTGTCGAGTACATCGACTAACCCCTACCCCTAACAAAGACTAGATAACGAGGTGAGAAATATGAGTGAATGGATATTAACAATCGAACAGCAGCCGCCATTTAATGAAAAATTATTATGCACTGTTATAGGCGATAAGACACAAACACCGCCACCACGCAGGACAGCAATATGCTTTTTAAAGTCAATAAAAGCTGACGGCCTATATTTTGAAGAATGGGATGATTACCATGAAAGCTATTTTGAAGTTGATGTTATTGCATGGCAATTATATCCAGAACCATACGATGGCGAAATAAAAACGCCAGCTTGAAATTAATCAGAGCTGGCGTATAATATTAGGCATCAGGTACGACTTGAAACCGGACTTGATATTTTGTTATTGGGATTAGACCACCATAGCAAACTGAACAACCGAGAATAGTAAGGGTTAATATGTGCTAGTTGGGGTTCTCGGCTCCGGTCTAAAGCTAGCAACATATTAACCCTTTTTTGTGGAGCAAATAAAGTGGATAACGGATGGGTGAAAGCCCATAGAAAACTAATAGAATGGGAATGGTACGATGATTCTAAAATGGTTCATCTGTATTTGCATTGCCTATTAAAAGCCAATCACAAGCCCAATAAGTGGCGCGGCATTGTTATCGAATCAGGCCAGTTTGTGACCTCGTATAACAAGCTATCTTGTGAATTACCTATGACGGTACAGCAAATTCGCACATCATTAAACAAGCTAAAATCAACAAGCGAATTAACAATCAAATCAACAAGCAAATATTCAATAATATCAATAACTAACTGGGATTCGTACCAGCAAGATAACAAACAAACTAACAATCAAATAACAAACGATCAACAATCAAATAACAAACAAGTAACAACAAACAAGAATGAAAAGAACAAAGAAAAGAAGGGGGTAAAAAGATTTACCCCGCCCTCTCTTGATGAGATCCAAGGTTATATCACAGAGAAAAACTATACTGTCATTGCAGAACGGTTTTTAAACCATTACGAGTCAAACGGCTGGATGGTTGGTAAAACTAAGATGAAAGACTGGAAAGCAGCGGTAAGAAACTGGCATTCACGAAATAAGGATAAACAGCATGAAGAAAATCAGCGACCTAGCACCACAAGATCAGCGCGAGTTATCAACAAACTCGACGAAATCACCAGACGCGACATTGAAGAAAACGGAATGCCAACCGATTAGACACGCATGGATAGCTCAAATATTTAAAAAGTTTCAGGTTCGCTATGGTCACAAGTGGTCGAGCTTTATTGATGGGATCGAAGAACTAGCGGTTCAGGAATGGTCTGAGCAGCTCTCAGGGCTTACAGGTGACGAGATTAAGTACGGACTTGATACATGGAAAGAAGACTGGCCGCCTAGCTCTGTAGAGTTCGTTAAATGCTGCAAACAGCAATCAGGCGCATGGCAGCACAACACAGCGGCCTACAAAGAATACGTTCCAAGAGATCGCCAATTAACCCACAAATGCGACCCTGAGAAAGCAGAGAGTGCAATTAAACATATGAGAAAGGAGATAGGATTGTGAATAATAGCCAAATTTTTGAGATTGTTTTATCAGCAATACCATACGCGAACCAAATAAATGATATTGATTTCACGCAAGAAGGTGTAATTAGATTTAGCTGGAGGAGCTCAAGATACAGGGTAGACGAGAATCTACATGTTGAAGAGATTGAAGGCTCATTTTTAACTGGAACAGACAAGGCTATGTTGTTTAGAGAGCTATTAAAAAAGACAAAGCTTATTAAAGAATTTTAACTAACGAGGCAATGAGAATGGATATTGATGATGTAAGACGGGCTTTATGGGCTGCGTATAAAAAAGAAGAAAAAAGCGAGTACGGCATAGAAGGGAAAAGCAATGAGGCGTTTTGTTCTGTTGAGTACCCTAATTATTGGGAATGTGAAACTGAAGAAGAGTTTTTAATGCCTGATGCTTTGATGGTATATAGCTATGCACTAGGGCCAAGCAGGACGCATTATTTTAAATACGGCAAGAAAGACAAAGAGATTAATTATTATACATGGGAGTCGCCAGATATTTACGCTAAGGCTGTAGAAGTAATTAATAGCTGGGTCGATTAACCACTAACCACCATTAACAGAGGGTAGAGAGATGTTTGTCGTAATGATAATGAAAACCAAGCAAAAAGTGAGCGTCAGGAATTGTGAGCCACCATTAGAACAAGATATTAATATCTGCTGGGCTGATGGAATGTCAGGCGCTTTGCCGGTATTTGAAGATAGAGAAGATGCAGAAAAGTACGCAAATGGCGCGGAGGTCGTAGAGGTAGAAGAAAAGTTTAGTGATCCAGTATAGACAAAACCTATCAATAAGCTGGTAAGGATAGATATAAGTAATTAGACTTGTTACCGGTAATCATTAAGATAGTAAGCATAGTTTAAATAAATCAGGAGAAAGGAAATGTCAGACCATAATTGTGCATTTACTGGGAATTGCAAATATAAGTCAGCGTTTGGGCAGACATGCTTACGCCCTAATGGTGAGGTTTGCCAAAACCCCATGACAAGTGACGAGGTACGCGCTTATCTGAATGAGCAGGAAGAGTATCAAGAGCCTGTTCCTGTTTATGCGGACGACCATGCAGAGCGTTTTGAGGCAGAAGGCGCTTTCTATTCAGCGGATTTAACTTAATGCCTAAATCAAACGCAGAGATACAGAGAGCCTTCAAGGCCCGCAGGGATGCAGAAGGGCTAAAGCGCCATGAGATACGCTGCCATGATCAAGACTGGCCGCATATCCAAGCCTATGTAGACTCTAAAGCAGAACGTAGAAAGCTAATAGACTCAGTAGATAAACTGGACAGCGTTAAACAGGAGGCGGAGAAATGATTGATACACCATGCCATAGAGCAAGCGATCCAATCACATCAATGTTAGCTGATAAGCATATTACACAGTCAGGCATAAGACAAAGACAGGTAAGGCTGGCTGAGTATGCAGTAAAGCAGCACAGCGGATACACAGCAAGGGAACTAGCGGCTATTACAGACCTTGACCATGAGATGTTACACAAGCGTCTGCCTGAATCAAAAAAGCTGCGTAAGGGTGGCAAGGTGCGCTGTATGATTACGGGCTATGCGGCTTGTCAGTGGGTTGTCGATGCTTAGTTACAAAGAGCGAGACGAGGCAAGGCGACTATATCAAAAAGAGGGTTGGAGCCTAAAAGAGCTTGAGGTTAAGTTCGGCCAGAAGATGACAGATTACGTCATACCCCAATATTTGCGCACAGCTCGTGAGGAGCGGATAAGAGCCAGAAAGCAGCGAGTTATCAACAATCGCAGAATGATAGCAGCAGAAAAGAAGCGCAGAGAAAAGTATTTTAGATTAAACAAAGCTGATGCTGTTCAGATGAATAATATGTCAGAGCGAATCAGGCAGTTTGATCTTAAATCAGTAAAGATTAATATTAAACAATGTAATATAAATAAATTTCTAATGGGTAAATTATGAGCAGACTAACGCGAGTAGAGGTAGCCAGAAGCATTATTGATGAGGATACGCGGATAAATGCGGGCGGTCTTAATCCAATTGAAAAATATTCCTACAGGGTAGATGGTGAGATGTTTTGCTTTTCTAGTAAGGCATGGGGTGAATTCAAGACAAGAACGCAGCCACGAGCCTGCAAGCACAGTATAGTCGGTACTCGGATAACTAAAAGTAAGTGGGATATCGAAAAAGCTATTGAGCAGTATGTGGGTGAGACAGATAAGGAATACAGAGCCAGAACAGGGCGCAAAGAAAAGGTTATGAAGAAAAAGCAGTCTAAAGAAGAAATCAACAGCCAGATTGATAAGTTTTTAATGGCGGCATGGTAATGAAAACACACTGTCCTAAATGTGGAGAGGAAATAGAAAAGACCATTGAATCAGCTAGAAGTCACGTTAGATGGAAACATTCAAAGCTAACGGATAAAGCAAAGATTGCGCTAAGAGATAAAATAGCGCCATTTGTGCCTACCGGAGGATTCGGGCAGTCTCGATCAGTATTAGAAAACCAATTAACAAAACAACTTGATATAAAATAAGGATACAAAAATGGCAAATGATTTAAACCAATGCACGTTTATAGGCAGGCTTGGGAAAGACCCGCAAAGCAAGGCAATGCCATCAGGCACAGAGGTATGTGATTTTAGTATCGCAGTCGGTTGGAAAAGCAAGGACAAAGAAGGCACGGAATGGGTGAATATCACAGCCTTTGGAAAGCTTGCAGAAATTTGTGGCCAATGGTTGCATAAAGGCTCTCAGGTAATGATATCAGGCAGAATGAAAACAGAGAGCTGGGATAAGGATGGCGTGACCCAATACAAAACAAAGATTGTAGCGGATTCAATGCAGATGCTAGGCGGCAAATCAGATAATGCAGGCCAAGGCAATCAAGGTCATCAGTCTGGTAGTAACTTTCAGCAGCCACAAAACAATTCAGTACCAGATAGTGGTGATGATAACGCATTTAATGATGATATTCCTTGGTAAACTATTGATTTATAAAGATTAATTTTTAACATAACGGAGATTAGATATGAATAACGAGAAAATAAATCATACGGATAACGGATATGATGTTGTATGCACTCACTCAGGGCAGAAAAGACCATACGGAGATACTTTTAGAGAGTTTACGATAAAAACAGACAAGCCAGAAAATGAGGTTAAAGACTACTGTACAGAAAGTGTTTATAAATGCAACTTAACCACTGACGAATATCTGGCTGATGAAAGGGCTGGCGTAAAGGATTTTGGTGATCATTTTAGATCAAATTATAAATTTAGAAAGGTAAGAGATGGCGAATACTCTTATGTAGTTACTCAGCCATCAACGCATTAATATAGTGTAAAATAGAGTTATGGCAGTGTGGCGGAATTGGTAGACGCTAAGTTATACGAAATCTTACTAGAAATGACCCGCGATTTTTCAGTGATGTTGGTTTTGCTGTAGTAGTAGCGGAATGGATACAAGCCAAACAAAACAAGTCATTTCGTGCAGGTTCGAGTCCTGTCACTGCCTCCAAACAACCCAAAAGCGTTCAGCACTGTCAGACGTGGCAGCTAAGATAACGTGAGCAGATTGTCGCTAGTGCTGAGGCGAAAGGCTGACACAAATTATGGTGTGAAGGCTGGTAAAAGTTCCTTGTTGAATATGCGAGAGCAACCAAACAAGCGGTAGAAGGCAGCCAGTTTTCACGCCACCAACAAAGAGAAAGATAATGAGACTAAAAAAAGGTGTAAGAACATTTATAGGATGGAGTGAGGGTATCTTAAAGGTATTGCCAACCATCCAGACGGCTTGTGATAACTATGGTGTTGAATTTGTGGTCACATCAGGCGTAGAAGGCCGACACAAGCAAGATTCAAAGCATTATGAAGGCAATGCACTAGATATGCGTAGTCGTGAGTTTAATGGCGGCTCTATGGGTGAGGAATGCAGGTCATTCTGTGAATACCTACAAGCCGTGTTAGGGGGTGATTATTTCGTGCTTCAAGAAGGTCATCATATCCATATTCAGTATAATGGGAGCTAATAGAGATGAGTGAAATAAAGCCCGGTATTTAACACCTAACCACTCATAGAGGTATAATAAGCAATCTAAATTTTTAATGAACACCAAGAGGTAATTAGTTATGAATGAAGAAAAAGAGATAGTACAAATGCCGGTAGAGCCATGCTGCACAGAGGCTGTTCATATCGGGGTGCAAGGCAATGACTGGTATCGACAAAGCCAAAAGGATGACAGATTTAACATAGCAAAAGCAAAGAAAGATCACGCCAATCAGCAGGATTCGCTAATTAATCGATTTGTTGAATCAATGTGATATAATCAAGTAAACCGACGAGGCATTTCACTAACTTAGGGAATTATTATGCCAAGAAAGCAACCGAAAAAGCCGACACCAAAGAAAAAAGTCACTCCGAAAAAGAAAAAGCCGCCTGTAAAGCATAATGGCCGCACTAGATACGCATAAGGAAGGGCAGTGACTAAAGCACAAGAACGAACAACAAAAGTATCTGATAGGCCACTAGAGAGAAGCACAACTCTAACGAACATACTAATGGCTTGTGTTCTTGCTGGCGGCTCATGGTGGTGTAATACCATCTGGAACGAACAAAAAGTCGGGAACAGGCTTTTAAATGATGCTATAAAAAGTATTGCTGTCATGCAAAATGAAATGCTTAATCAAAGAAAAGATATAGATAGAAACACAAGGCGGCATGATAAAAACACCTCTGCTATTCAGGAGGTGAGAGTGGATGTAGATGACATAAAAAAGCAGATAAGAGCAAAGGAACTGCATAATAATGGACGATAAATACAGATCAAGACGGTTCATAATTACGCTTCTCGGCATGGTCGGATCAATCGGGCTGGCTTATTACGGCAAAATGGATGCAAATGTAGGTCTAGTGTTAGCTGCGGGTATCGGTTCTTATAATCTCAAGAAGCATGACTAAACTACCCCCATCACTGCGCTTATTAATCTATTTTGGTATAATGGTGTCATTAATTGGCAGTGGCGCTATTACTGGCTGGTACGCGCATAAATACTATGGGGTATCTAATGAGCTGGCTATCAACAAATCAGATGCAATCGCAGCCGGTGAAATCTACACAGAGCAAGCAAAGGGGTTAAAATATGTCGATGATTGGCAAAAGTCTATCGATCTTTCTAGTGATTGCAGTAAGCTCAGTTTTGACCAATTGCTCAAAAGCCCAGAGCCGAGGCAGTGAGTTAATTAAAAACTGTCAGTATGCTATCTATGACGAATCAAAGCCCATCTATCAATGCGGCATAGCTAACCGTAAAAATATTGTATTTAAGCGGTCTTGCGACAAGAAATGGCAAGAAATACGGGATAAACAGTGAATGTCTGCCCCTATGAGATAGCTTTCCTCATAATGGGCTTAATTGAAGTATTTTTATTGAGTAATTTAAGTCTATGGTTTGTTTAATGATATTAACAAGAGATGATCAATAATGCTGGCGAATCGAGTAAAAGAAACAACTAGCACAACCGGAACGGGGAGCTTTACTACTACGGGCGCGGTTGCTGGTTTTCAAACATTTAATACAGCATATGGCACTAATAAGCGGTTTAATTATTGGGCTGTAAATGATACAGATAGCGAATGGGAGACAGGAGTTGGTTATCTTTCGGCAGCCACTACTTTAGTTCGTGAGACTGTTCTTGATAACTCAAGCGATGGCGCAACTGCAATTAATTTTACTACCGCTCCAAGTTTGTTCTGTACTAGCAGTGAAATAACAGCACCATCTATTGGGCTGGCTCAATCTAATAAGTGGATTACACCTAAAAACCATACACACACAGGATATCGTGCAGAGTATGTTATCCCCGCTGATACTGTTATATATTTACCAGTATTTTTTTATGTGGCCAATGAGTTTGACAATATAAGGTTATCAGTTACAACTGCCGCTGGCACAAAGATGAGGATAGGCTTATATGAAAACGATAACGGAATACCGGGCGATCTTATAGCAGAGACTTCTGATTTAAGTCCGGCCACAACAGGCATTAAGAGCGCAACCTTTACTCAGGGTAGGTATGGAGGGCGGTGGTTATTCGCTGCTATTGTATCAGATGGTGCTACTGGCGTTGCTGCACAAGACGATGCCCAAGTTGATTGCGGACCATTGGCAATGACATCAGCAGATACTTATAAAGTTACTGTATTGAGTGAGGCCGCTACCTCTTGGACAGCCCTGCCATCTTCTGCCGGTACATTGACAGAATTAGATAGAAAGAACCCTCCTAGAATCAGCTTGCAAACGGTGTAGAGCTATGGCTATTATTTATACAGAAAAAGGAAATAGATTACACGAGGTCATTGAAGATGCCGGTCATTGGTTGCATGAACATAACGGCGTATGGATAAGTTCTAATGATATTGCTGTGCAGGCGATCATAGATGAATATAACCCTCTACCGATAGAGCAAGAAAAAGCGGTTATGGAGATAGCGGAATACGCGAATAACTTAATCGATTCTAATGTTAATCCTATCAAAGCAAAACGAATACAGGCTGATGCGCTTGCAGCGACGATCCGCAAAGGCAAGGGCGCAATCAGTTCAGCAGAGCAGGCAAAATTAGACAGATATGAATTAGCTGTTGTTTATCCAGAGGCGATCTTTGCACAGTACGACATTGAAGAGGCCTTAATACTTGGGCAAACAGACTGTGCATTAATAGCGGGCATTGTAGAAACAGCAAAAGCCAATCTCGACTCGGTAACGTAAATGAGTATTGGTCAAGGTGCTATCGGTGAATTTGCAATCGGTGAATTGCCTAGTGCTGGGATTAGCGCGGCATTAACCGGTACAGCCACAGCAAGTATTACGGAATCTGATGTAGTAGCCGGTGGCAAGACTATTATTCTGACGCTAACAGGCGACACATGGGTGGCGTCAGGCGCTACGTTTGATGCACAACGACAGAACATCATTGATGGCATTGATTCAGCGCAAGCGGAGGCCGCTGGATGGGATGCAACGTGGAAAGTAAATGAGGGTGTAACAGCCGTTGTAAGAACATCTAGCGCCGTTGTAACTATCACTATGACGGCAGAGGCTGGGTATGACATTACTGCACAAGAAACAATAACTGCCACAATACCAGCAACAGCACTCACAACAAGCGCAAGCGCGGTGGTAGCTAGTCCGACATTCACTATCGATCCAGTTAGTGGTTTTCAGCCTGCATGGGCGTATAATGCGAGTAAATCAATAGGGTTTATGTAATGTTTAAAAAGAATACGGCAGTGACGGGCTTCACATTTCACCTAAGAAGCGCGAGCGATGGCAGCGACACAACAACCGGCACTCCTGTCGGCTATGTCACTCTGGACGGTGGCACGCAGACAGCTATCGGAGATGTCACCCCAGTGCATGAAGGAAATGGTGAATGGTCGGTAGATTTAACAGCAGGCGAGATGAATGGTGATATTGTTTCTCTCGCTTTTGTGTTGGCTGGATCAATAACGGCTGATTTCAAGATAAAAACCACCACGCTCACGACTGATGATACGTTAGCTACCGATGTAATCTCGATATCAGGTGACTCCACAGCAGCCGATAATTTAGAGCTTCAATATGATGGTACTGGAATAACGGACGATACATTCCCAGCAACTCAGGCACAAGTCGGCAATCTAGCAACAGGCTCGGCTGCAATTTCGGTACAGGCCGAGAGCGACACAGTAACAACCGGTACGGAAGTTAATACGTTTGCTGTAACGGATGAGATAGATGGTGTATACCACGAAATTTCTGATGTTGCCGGTGCGTTGGAGATGTATTACCAGTTTGATATTGGCGGTAATGGCGTTGCATCTAGTGTACAGATGACCGGCCGATTAAATGGTGCAAACGATACAATAGGGGTTTTTGCCTATAATTGGGCTGGTACTGCATGGGAGCAAATTGGATCATTAGCGGGTACTAATTCAACTACTGATAGTGTTGAGATATTCAACTTATTAAACAAGCATACGGGAACGGGTGCGAATCTAGGTAAGGTTCGAGTAAGAGGATACGCTGCATCAGGGCTAACATCTGCTACGTTATATATGGATCAAGCCTTTGTTTCTTACGCGGTAGTAGCTCAATCAGTGGGCTATGATGGCGGACAAGTATGGGTTGATACCGGAGATGGCACAGCCGGAACAGAGTCATACGTTAATGGCGTTGCTGATAATCCTGTTTTAACACTGGCAGACGCGATCACAATTGCCTCAAATATAGGTTTGCATCGATTCTATGTTTCAAACGAGTCTACAATAACCTTTGCAGAATCCCATGTTAATGAAGTATGGACAAGTAACGGCGGAACAATGGTACTTGGAAGTCAAGACATATCAAGCACTCATTTGTATCATTGGAATGATATTACTGGTGCAGGTACGTCAGCGACTGGTGAAGTCCATATTATAGATTCTCACATTGCTAACAGTGTGTCATGTACATTAGGTCAGGCGCATATCACACGATGCAACATAGGCGCAGGCGGCCTGGTTCTTTCACAAGCTGGAAACTACCTTATAGAAGATTCATCATCAGGTATCGCAGGCGCAGCAGCACCCGTAATCGACATGGGCGCGGCAGTAGGTGCTACAAATCTGTCAGTGCGTAAATGGGCGGGCGGCTTAACAATCAATAATCTAGCATCTGGTGATGTAGTAACCCTTGACGGTACATTCGGCACAATAACGTTAAATGGCGCTGATGCATCGGTAGAACTACGAGGCATTGCAAAGCAGGTTGTAAACAATCTAACCGGCTCACCTACTGTTAATGACGATACGGTTAAGGCTGATGATATTGCAGCACTCCCATTAGCAACCGATATAGTAAGCAGTGGCGCAATAACAACCAGTGCCGGAGCTGTGGCTAATGTTGATCTGGTGGATGTCTGCACAACAAATACCGACATGAGAGGTACTGATAGCGCAAATACCACAGCACCAGACAACGCAAGCATTGCAGCTATATTAGTCGATACAGCCGATATGCAGCCAAGAATCGGTACGATGGAAACCGATATAAACAATCTTGATCTAGGTATCATCTATGGAACAGCGGCAACCGGTACATTAACAACCACATCAGCCACCACAAATCTGACAGGCTATGTGGATAATCAGCTAGTGGGCGCTTATATCATTGTTACGTCAGGCTCCGCAGAAGGTGAGCGCAGAGAAATAACAGCTTATACAGAAATAGGTGGTGTTATTGAGTTTGCAGCGATGACTATTGCAATGGCAAATAACGACACGTTTAAAATAGTGTAAAATGGGTACTAGATTAGGCTTATACGGTGGTTCAAGAGGTGATTATGGCGTTATCTCTGCACAACCGCCACAACAACCGCCATTAGAGCCAAGCGTAACAGGTATTAAAATTATGATGACACTGAACAAAAACGAATACGGAACGGTTCTATACGCTGACCTGAAAGAGGATATATCAGCAGCCACGGCTTATAAGTTCATCATTGAGCCAAGGTTAGGTGATAGTAAAGAATTCACCGGTACGTTAGGCACGACGAATATAACGGTAGATGATCAAAGCTACACAGCAAACAAATACATAACTTACACGTTATTAGACGGCGATCTAGATCAATCTGGTTTGTGGCGAAAGAAAGGAGAGGCTACAATGTCAGCAACAAAAGTGATTTACGGTGATTTTGACTATATTTCTGTATTGGATTAGCAATAAGCACCACCAAGGGGGTGATCTTATCTATTTTAAGGAGCTTATCCGACAAATAGGGTAAAGGATGACCCGCTTACAGGTTGATAGCATGGTGATCTATGGAGATCAAAGACAACGTAATAGATATGCGGAACTTTTTTGAATATATGCAAATGGGAAACCGCATAAAGCAGAAAGAATCGGATAAGGTAAAAGAGGCGCTATTTATCAACCAGCACTCTGATGATGATTCTTTCACTAATGAAAACGAGTTTGAATTCAGTGATAAGGAGTAGGTGAGATGAGTGACGAATATAAGACTTTTTTAAACGATGTAGAAATACCACTCACAGATTGTCTGGATAATGGATATATAAAAGCACCATTATATATGAAGGAAGGTGATGTATTTAAGTTCGTAAGCCCATCAATTAGGGTCGGAAAACCAAAGTGCATTTATACTGAGATGCCTACCAATGAGACTATCCACTAATGGCTGAATTAGAAAGCAGTGGAGCAGATTTACCGTCTATAAAAAACATAGATACTGCCTTGCTTATCCCATACGCTAGAAACAGTCGTACTCATTCCGATGAGCAGGTTGATCAGATAGCGGCATCCATTAAAGAATTTGGCTTTCTTAACCCAGTGATAGTCGATGGTGATAACGGCATTATAGCTGGTCATGGTCGCGTTATGGCTTTGAAGAAGCTGAACATAACTACTGTGCCATGCATTGAAGCATCACACCTTACCGAAACACAGAAACGCGCTTATATCATTGCAGACAATAAACTAGCTCTAAATGCGGGCTGGGATGATGATATGTTGCGGATAGAGTTTGACGAATTAACCGAGGATGGCTTTGATTTATCGCTGACAGGGTTTAGTCTTGATGAGATTGATGGACTGCAGATAGAAGTAATTGAGGACGGCTTAACTGATGAGGACGCTGTGCCTGAGATACCAGATGAGCCTATAAGCGTTAGAGGTGATGTTTGGGTATTGGGTAATCATAGACTGATGTGCGGAGACTCGACCAGTATTGATGATGTTGAGAAGCTGATGGATGGCTGCAGTCCTGATTTAATTCATACAGATCCGCCTTATGGGATGAACGCAGTTACAAAGTCAGGGGTGTTATCAAAGAATTACAAAACTGATATTTTGGGTGATGATAACCCTGACGTTGCAAAAGACGCTTTTAATCTAATATACGGCCTTTACCCAGAAGCTAAACAGATATGGTGGGGCGCAAACTATTACTGCAGCGCTTTACCAGATAGTGAATGCTGGCTTGTATGGGATAAAAATAACGGGGGTTCTGATCAAACAGACTGCGAGCTTGCTTGGGCTAACTTTAGAAGCGTAGTGCGTCAATTCACGCAGGCATCAGAGAAATCAAACAGAGTTCATCCTACACAAAAACCGGTTTCATTAATGGAGTGGATAATTAAACGATTCAGGCTATCTGCAGAAAGTGTCGCAGATTACTTTGGTGGGTCAGGATCGACATTGATAGCTGCAGAGAAGCACGGCATCAGTAGCTATACTATGGAGTTTGATCCTGCATTTTCAGACGTAATAATCAAGCGCTGGCAGGACTTCACCGGCAAAGAAGCCGTTAATGCTACAGGCGAGACATTCAATAACATGATGCGTGAACGTGATGGCGCATAAACCAGACGATAAAACGCGCCGAGCTGTTGAACAGATGGCTGCTGTTGGCATTCCACAGCTTGATATAGCCGCTATATTAGATATAACAGATAAGACGCTTAGAAAGCACTACGCAAAGGAATTGGCAACGGCTACCAGTAGGGCTAATGCTAATATAGGCGGTATGTTATATAAAAAAGCAATGGATGGCGATCTAACGGCTATGATATTTTGGATGAAAACCAGAGCGAAATGGAATGAGAAAAATTCACTCGAAGTAACGGGCGCAGATGGAGGCCCTATTCAAATGACTCAAATTAACTTTGTTCCTGTTGGTAGCGGTAAGAAATGAATCAAGCTGCACAAGTAAATATAGAATATGTTGACAAGCTAGAGCCCGTATTTACACAGCCCAAAAGAATTAAGATTGTAGTCGGTGGGCGCGGCTCAACAAAATCCACAGGAGTGGCTGATTACGTTGCTGCAATGATATCTAACGGCCAGCTATGGTGCTGCGCTCGTGAGCATCAAAACTCTATTGAGGAGTCAGTGCATAGAACTATATTAGATGAAATAAGCCGATTCGAGCTGCCGGACTTCACAGACACAAAGACAAGTATTACTCACA